TAGTCAGCAACTCGGCAATAGGAGAATCTGAGATGAATGAATTCGAGAAGTTCCTGCAAAGCGACACTTTCAAGCAGGCCATTGACGAGCGTGTTGGCACTCTCGCGAAGGCCGACACTGTTGACCAGAACACGGGGCTGGTGTGGTACGACCTGAGCCGCATCGTTCAGGAAATGCACCCGTTCAAGCAGTTGATTCCGCTGATCTCCAGCCTCCCCCGCGTCCCCGCCGATGGCGGCACTGCGCACCGTTGGAAGAGGGTCACCGGCATCAACGTCAACAACGTATCCATCGGCGTCCCCGAGGGCGAGCGCGCGGCCGCTTCCGCCATCACCGTTCAGGATCAACTGGCAAGCTACAAGACTATGGGCCTCGAAGGATCCGTGTCCTGGGAAGCCCGTCTGGCCGCTCTCAACCTCAAGCCCGATGCTCAAGGCGTGACGATTCAGGCCACGCTGCAAGGTGTCATGGTGGGCGAAGAGCAGACGCTCATCGGCGGCAACGCCTCCACCCCGCTGGGTATCACTCCCACGCCCACCTTGACCGCCGCCGGCACTACTTCGGCGCTTTCCAACGTTCCCTACTACCTCGTATGCGTTGCCCTCAGTCATGCGGGATGGCGTACCGGCAGCATGGCCAACGGCATCCCCGGACAGGTCACGTTGACCAGCACCACGGGAACCATCACCAACGTGGGCGGCGGATCGGCTCAGCCTTCCGCGCAGGCCACCATCACCCCGACTGCCGGCCAGATCATCACCGCAACCGTTACGCCTGTGGTCAACGCCGTAGCCTACGCTTGGTACTTCGGGACCACGACCGGCGCGGCCCGGCTCCAGGGCATCACCACCACGAACCAGGCGAAGTTCAGCTCGGTCCCGTCCACCACCAATCAACTGATTACCGCTCTCCAGGTCAATGGTGCGTATCAGGACAACTCGACAAATACCCTGTTGCCCGATGGCATTCTCAGCCAGATCAACGGTTCCGTATCCGGTTCCGCTCCTGGCACCGCCATGGCAACCAACCCGAACCTGCCCGTTGTGGCCAGCGGAACTCTCGGATATGCAGGCTCCGGCGCCCTGATCTTCCAAGGTGCCAGTGGCAACACCGGCCTGACCATCGCTGGCACCAGCATCACCGAGTTCGATGCCGTCTTCCAGGCTGCCTACGACCAGTACAAGATTGGCTTTGACCGGATTCTCGTCAGCTCCACCGACCTGAACTCGAACATCGCTCAGTTCTTGAACACGGCCAGCACCAACAACAGCCTCCGCATGGTGTTTGAGGCGGACTCGGGAAGCGGTTCTCAGATCGTTGCCGGGCGCGCGGTCAACGCCTACAAGAACAAGATCTACGGCAACACGCTGCCGATTGAAACGCACCCCAACCTGCCTCCGGGCACGATTCTCTTCTGGTCCGATCGCTCTCCGTACCCCCTGAGCGGCGTGGCCAACATCCTCGAAGCGCGTGTCCGTCAGGACTATGTGCAAGTGTCCTGGCCGCTGCGCACCCGGCGCAATGAGTACGGCGTGTATGTCGATGAGACATTCGCCTTGTACTTCGCTCCAGCCTTCGCCATCCTGACCAACATCAACCAGCCGACGGGAACCCAGACGTTCTAACCTACGGATGGATTTACAATGAGGCAGGCGGCGGCAACCAAACGCCTCCTGCCTTATTTTTTGGAGGGAATGAAATGGTCAGATTGCAGTGTCCTGAAGGAAATTCGCAGGTTTCTGTCGATGGCAGGAACTACCAAGCAGACGATACCGGGTTCGTGACCGTGCAAGAGGAGAGTGTCCAGAAGTTGCAAGCTATCGGCTTCAAGATTTCTCCAGTCAGCATGACGGTGAGTCAAGAGGACTTTGACGCCATCGCCGCGAACGCGAGAAATTTGAACTTGCCAGTACCGGGCGAAGTCAAGGTTGCAGGGAAGTCCAGCACGCGCATCACAGTGGAGTGATCAGATGCCTCATGCGGTTGATTTGACGACATTGACGGACCTGAAGAACTACATAAGCCCCGCTTTGGGCCAAACAACCGCATCAGATTCAGCACTGGCAAAGATCATCACTGCGGTATCGGACGGCATCAATCGCTATGTATCGCGCACCCTGGCTGTGGGAATGTTTGCCGAGGTCCGGAATGGGAATGGCCGGCGCTCAATGCGTGCGCTGATCTATCCGGTCCTGAACGTATCATCTGTCGTACTGGCAGGATTCTACGGGGAAACAGGACACGTAATCCTCTCGTCTACGAACGGCTCAGCATCTCACCTGTCATGGGACAATTGGTTTATTAACCTACGCGATGAGTGCTTCTGGGAAGGTCGTCAGAACATCACTTTGAACTACTCTGGTGGGTTCATGACGCCGGGACAGCTTGGGGTCCTGACCTTGCCGGGATGGACGGCGGCCGCAGTCACCCTGGCCAATGCGCAGATTCAGGTGGGCGGCTTCTACTATGAGGCTGTCAACGGCGGCACGACGGGCGCAACGGCGCCGGGAACATGGCTCCAGACGCGCAACTCGCTCACGAATGACAACGGCATCTTCTGGCGGTGCGAGGGAGCGATTCCGGTCCTGCCAAGCAACGCGAACATGGTGCCTGACGACTTCCAATTGGCTTGTATTCAGCAATCGGCGCTGCTGTTCAAGAACAGGACCCGTGTAGGCGATACAGGATCCGGCGTCGGTCCTGACCGCATCAACTACTTCCTGAAGGACGCGCATCCGTCCACCATCTCGCTGTTGACCCCACACAAAGAAGTCTTTCCCATCGACGGCATGGGTGTCGTCTAACCACCAAAAGGAGAAACAAAACAATGTCAAATCTCAGCATCATCAGCACGTCGCCCAACCCTGCGGTAGCCCAGCAGACAGACCTCGTCAACGCTCTTGTGACGGCGGTCCAGGCTGTGCCCGTAACTCCTCCGGTGGTGATTGTCGTACCACTGGCCCCCGCTTCGACCAACTACACGTATGCCGTGGTCGCCAAGCTCGGCACTCAGACGGTACCCGCAACTGTCACGATCACTACCGGAGCCGCCACGCTCTCGGCTACGGCATCCAACACCATCTCGTGGAACACGATCCCCGGTGCCGTCTATGACGTGTACCGTGTGACGGGCGGCGCAAACCAGGGCAAGATTGCATCGAACCTTACCCCCAACGTGCCGAATGGCTATGGCGGTGTGCTGAATACGCTGGCAACAATGAGCGTAGTTGACGCTGGGCTTTCTGGCGATTCAACAGCGGCTCCGACGTTCAACACTACCGGAACGCTGGCGCATGGAGCGATGACGCCCGATCAGGTGGTGAATTCGGCGACTGCGGTCATCAGCATCATCACCGGCACTGTGCTCGTAACCTACGCTGGCGTAGCGGCCATGACCCTCGGAACCCCGGTAGCGGGCCCGGCTTCAGCGGGCGGTCAGGATGGAGCCGAATTGCTCTTCATCACTACCACCACGAACCAGCACACCGTGACAACCCCGGCCAATGTCATCAATGGCAACAAGCACATTCTGACCTTTGCTGCCACGGCCAACAGCCAGCTCTCTTTGGAGGCCCACGGCGGCATCTGGTACTACGCCAACGCTGTGAACGCAGCAGTCGCCAGCTAAGCATGGACATCACCCTAGAAGGCGGCAAGCGGCTCTCTGCACGGTTGGATCATATGGGTCCTGCCATCAGAACAGCCGCGCGCCGCCAACTGGTGAACATCGGCGCAGAACTCGCAAGGTACGGGCAGCAGCACTTCGAGGAATCAGGACTCAAGAGACGATCTGGAAATCTCGCTGCATCTATGGCGGCAATGCCAGTTGAGGAAGACGAACACGGCCTGACCGGCGGCATGATGGCCGGGAAGGGCCTGAAGTACGGTCCCGCTCAAGAGTTCGGCGCAGAGATCGATGCAACCAATGGTCACATGCTGGCCATTCCCATGGAAGACGCATTGACGCCTACAGGGGTGGCAAGGTTCGCACCACGGGATGCGGCAGACGCTGGTTATGATCGGATCTTCTTTTCGAACGTGGGCAACAACGTCTACATGTTCGGCGTCATGGATGGCATCGTACACTTGCTTTTCGTTCTCGTGCATCACGTCTCGATTCCGGCGCGCCCGTTTGCGGGTCCTGCGCTCGACGCCAACCGGGCATGGATTGAGGCGCGATTGAAGCAAGCAGTCGATGAAGGAATCAAGGAGTCGGGAGAGTAATGGGACATCCGATTGGACGCGAGGCTGTATATTCGGCATTCTTCGCGCAGTTGAAGGCGGCGCTTGTGACCCCGACAAGCCCATTCAACTATGCCGGCCGTCGTCCGGTTCCTGATACCGACCTGGCCGAGGAGCAGTACCCCGCATTCTTCATGATGGAGGCCGGTGAAATCTATGACCGTAGCGTTCTATTTGCGCCTGCGCGGGTATCTCTACTCTGCACGATTTCAGTTGTTTCCCTTCAAGGCGAAGTTCCAGATGAGACCAATGTCTCAAATCTTAACAACCTTGCGGATGCGGTTGAGAGCGCCATACAGGATTCGGTCGGGCCAACGGCGGACTTGACCCTGGGCGGACTGGTGCAAGATTGCTGGATCACGCATCGGACCTTGACAATTACCGGCTCATCGTCGCAACGTCAGAGCAAACAGAACTTCGGCGTAGAAATCGTACTGCCGCATTCGAGGTGACAAATGTTCTACGAAGACTCCAGAATGGGAATGGCGAAGTCGGCAACCCCCAACCCCTACAACAATCACGGCGTGGGCTGCCCTTGTATTCTATGCGGCCAGACGCGCGGGATGGCGATGGCAAAGCGGGACGCCGGTGCCAGCGAAGAGAAGATGCACCTGGCCATTGCCCATAGCCTGCACCACTCGCAGGCAAAGGGTGATCACGAGCGCAAGGCTTACGGCTGGGGAGGCGTTCATGATGGGCAGGCACCGCCCGAACTCACTGTCGAGCAGAAGGCCAAGCATCTGGAAGCGGCCGCCGCTCACGGGCAAGCTCAGGACCATTACCGTTCTGCGGCCAACTCCTACCGCGACAACCTGCCTAAGGGTGCCGCTGAGCATCAGAAGCTGGCAGAGGAAGCGGCGGCGCGGGCCGAGAAGCTGAGCGCAAAGGCGAACGCGTAAATGAGCGACCCAACATATGGCGCGCTCCCGGTACAGATCGACCCCACGGCATGGGGCGGCAGGACCAACACGCCCCCCGCGTCCCTTACCGTAGACTCGATTCAGAACCAGATAGCCGCCCAGCTTGTAGCGTTCTTCGCTTCCGGTTCGCTGGCAATTCCGGTCTACATCTACCCGGCCTTCGATCTTGATACGTGGTGGGCTTCATCGGCGATTGCTTTCGTCCTGATTTCCTACAGCAACACGGGACTCTCGAAACCGCTTGCAACGTCGAGCATGGTCCAGGAGCGCACTCTCCAGTTCAAGGTCCACGTTGAAGCGCGCAAGACAGCGTGGAACCTCAGCGGGGTCGGCTCAGTCTACGCGCTCATCGATGCAATTGAATCGGCGCTCGGGGGATTCCAGCCTACCGGATGCCGTCACGCCTACTTCACTGAGGAAAGATTCTCGGAACAGGACCCACAAGGGCGCGTCTGGCTGTACGACTTGACGTTCAACGTCCTCACCATTCGCCCGCGGCTGTTGCCCTCTTACGCGCTGGCGAACTTGCAGCAAGCGATTTTCAACGTTACTCCGAGCGGAGATCAGATCATCGTTCCATCGGAGTAGCAACCTGATACACTTTGTATCGACGGGTACTCAAGCACTGAGGCTCGGATGGTTCTGGTTTGATAAGCCAGCACTGTCCGGGCCTTTTCACGTTTGGCGGCAAAGGAGCGGAGAAATATGAGTTTCTTCCATGGCATTACAGTAACCGAGGTCAACACCAACGGCGTATCGATTCAGGTGGTCAACTCGGCAGTTATTGGCCTCATCGGCTCGGCTCCGCAGTGGTCGGCATCGTCTGGAGCAGGACCCGGAATCAACGTCCCGACGCTCATTCAGTCCGCCGCGCAGGGCTCGGCGTTTGGCAAGCAGATTCAGGGTTATACGATTCCTGAAGCCCTTGCGGACATTCAACTCCAGGGCGCGGGGGCCGTCATCGTCATCGACGTGTTCAACCCACTGCTCCATCAGAGCACCTTTGCGACCAATCCCTTGATAGGACCCGCATCCAACAGTGTGCCGGTAACACTCGGTCACATGGGCCTAATTGGTCCAGGCTTGCCCAACACTCCCCTTTCTACCGCTTCGGTTGACACCGTGGCGCAGGCGGGCGGCGCGGCAAGCCACAGTTATGCAACAGGCGACACGATCACCCTCGCGGGTGGAACGGCGTCAACTCCCGCGGTCCTGACCGTGGCGACAACGAAGCTCGTATCGCTGGCGGTGAATGCCCCCGGCGGCGCTACATCGCACAACTACGCAGCCGGCGACAGCGTTACGCTGGCAGGCGGAACCGCTTCGGTTGCTCCTCAACTCACCGTTACCTCCACTCAGGTTACGGGCGCAACGGTTGCGATCGGTGGAAGCGGCGGCACGAACGGGACTCAAACTGTGACCGGAACGACTGGCACCGGGACACGCTTTCAGGCTTCTGTGACTGTGGCCGGTGGCGCGATTACCGCGGTCCTGTCGATCTCTTTGGCTGGCTCCTACTCCATAAACCCCACGGCGCCCGCTCTTGAGCCTGTGACGGGCGGTGGACTGGTTGGCGCCGAACTGGCAATCACTCTGGGAGTGGCCACCTTCAACATCGTCAACGCGGGCAGTTTCACCGTGAACAGCGCGGCACTGACGCAGGCAAGCTCAACGGGACTCGGCACCGGGGCGACCTTCAACCTTGGCGTCTTTGGAGTCCTGACGGCCACGGTATCCACGGCGGGAAGCTACTCGGCTGTCCCGGCGAACCCTGTAGCTCAGGCCAGCACCTCGGGCAGCGGCACCGGTGCCACTTTCAATGTGACCTTTGCGGGGCCGCCTACCACTGTCGTGGTCAAGAACCAGGCCGGCTCGACGACCTACGTCGAGGGCACTGATTACACCATCGATTACGTGAACGGCCTGCTCTACACCAAGAGCGGCGGCGCAATCACCTCAGCGCAGGCTTTGCAGGTATCCGGCGCCTACTGCGACCCGTCCAAGGTTGCCTACACCGACATCATCGGGACCGTGACCGGAAGCACCTACACCGGCATCCAAGCCTTGCAGACCACCTTTCAGACGATGGGCCTGTTCGCCAAGCTGCTCATCACCCCAACCTTCTACGATGCGTCGACCAGCGCCAACCTGCTGGCCATGGCGACGAAGCTCCGGGCCATCTCGTTCACCGACGCACCTCCGAACACGACTGTTGCAACCGCCATCGCCAACCGCGGAGCCTCCGGCAATGCCTTCAATCAAGCCAGCGACCGGCTCGCACTCACCTTCCCTTGGCAGTTGAAGACGCCTACCTCCATCAGCCCCACCGGCGTCGTGGTGAGTGCGCAGGGAGCCATCGGATACACAACCTTGACCGGGACCGTTGACACGCCGTACAGCACTTGGGTAGCGGGCGCTACGGCAGCCAACGACATCGCCAATGGCTTCTGGTTCTCGCCGTCGAACACCATCATCAACGGGATTCTGGGTCCTGATGTCAGCCTCTACATGAGCGCCTACGATCCGACTTCGGACACGAACGCGCTGAACGCGGCCGGCATCATGACAGTCTTCAACGGATTCGGTACCGGCTACAGGACGTGGGGCAACCGCGCATCGAGCTTCCCGTCGAGCGGCGCAGTGACCACGTTCATCGCCGTTCGCAGGACCCTCGACGTTGTGGAGCAGAGCATCCAATACAGTTCGCTCCCCTTCGCAGACAAGCCCATCACCAACGGCCTCATCAACAGCATCCTGCAAAGCGTGAACGCGTTCTTGAACTCGCTCATCCAGCAGGGTGCGCTGATCGCCGGAAGCGCGGTCACCTATAACCCGGTTGATAATCCTCCTGCGAGTCTGGCGAATGGCCAACTCACTTTTGAAGTCAGCGTGATGCCGCCGCCGCCGGCCGAGCAGATCATCTACAACTTCTCGATCAACACCAGCCTGCTTGCAAACCTCGGGGCATCGGTAACGAGCACCAGCACAACCAGCAACGTCAACGTGACCGCATAAGGAGCGCACCGTGGCAAACCTCGTGATTAATTCGCTGAGTAACTGCAATGTCTATCTCAACGGTGTCGAACTCCTCGGGCGCGCCGCGGAAGTAAAGATTCCGCAACCCAAGCGCATCAGGACAGACTACAAGGGCTTGGGCATGGCCGCGCGCATCAAGATCCCGACCGGCTGGGACATGATGGAGTCCACTATCAAGTGGTCTTCGTTCGATCCTGACACCATCAAGCAGGTGGCGCTTTCGAGTCAGACGTGCTGGATTGCTTGCCTGGGCGATCTCCAGACACTCTCAGCATCGGGAGAGGTTTCCGAGAGTCCTGTCATCTATAACTTCAACGGCGTTCCGTTCGATGTGGGTGACATTGACTTCAAGTCGCAGGAGCTGGTGGAGTTCACGTCCAGCTTCGATGTTTACCACGTCGATTTGAGCGTGGGCGGAACTCAGATTTACCTCTTTGACGCATTCTCGAATCAGTACACGGTGAATGGCGTTGACCAGTTGTCGGGTTATCGCAGCAACATCGGAGGTTGATAAGTGGCAGCCAACGGATATGCACCATCCGCTTCTCAGCAAGTCGTAGCAAGCGGAATAGCACAGACAATCGCCAACCCTGGCACGGGCGCAACTCTGCGTCTTGCCAATGTGGGAGCCGAGCCTGTGTATGTCGCACTGGGCGCATCGAGTCCTGTTGCGGTCACTCCCCAGACGGGACTCGCGATCTTGCCCGGCGCGCCTGCTGAGTTTCTGACGGCGGTATCAAACGGGTTCATCGGCTTCGTGACTGACGGATGCACTTTCAATGTTCGGCTCAACATCTCGCAAGGGACGTAGAGGCCGGCCACAACCATAGCCAAGCACTGGCGTGAGGTGATTCAAATGGCAACAGGACCCATCGTACTGACTTCCGATACAACCCCTTCCCCCGAACAGATTCGCCGCGAGTTCGAACTTCCCTCCGGCAAGCATGTGATCTTGCTGAAAGGCACTGGCCGTGACCAGCGTCTGGCCGCCACGGTTGCCGGCGAGAACGCAGACAGCATCAAGATTCAGGACGCCCTGGCTTCCAGGCTTTCCCTTGTGGACGGCAAACGCATCCGCATGGAAGACGTGGACGAGATGGACTTCGACGATGCGATGGTGTTTCGCGCTGAGGTCTCTCAGGTATTGCGCCCTTTGCTCCAGAGGATTTCGAGTGTCCTGAAAACGGATCAGGATGCACCGAAACCCGTTCAGGACGCGCAAACAGACCAGTCGTCCTAACCGTGGAAGCACTGGGCGCGATGGTGCATGAAGGGGTCAGTCCTGAATCCATCGATTCCATGTCAATAGGCGATTTAGTAGGGTGGTACCAAGTTCTACAACAGTACAGCCGGGCAGTTGAGAAGCGCATCCCGAAGCGGAGGAAACCTTGAGCGAAGACGATCAGACATC